AGTAAAATAACAAATAAAATAAGCTGTTATTGTAGATAATGAGAACGATCCTACAATAATTGAGAACGAGTATACAATATTCATATATAGTATATTATGTTATATATTTCTATATAATTCGTAAATTAGTAATATTCATTTCATTTGCTTGTTCTGGACCAAAAAAGAGAACCATACCATTATTTGATTCAACATTATTTTTTTCAGTTATCCATCGCATAAGAATCTCTAAAATGACACACAAGTCTGGTTTTTCTATTCCTGTTTCAGAATAAATACCAGGTTCATTTAAAACAATTCCTATTTTTTCTGCAATAACTGGTTTTGAAGCATCTTCGCATTTTGCTCCTTTATTATTTCTTTTTTGTGTCATATCTTTTATTTTGAAAGACATTTCTTTACCCTTAAATGGACTCATAAAACCAATTTCTGTTTTGTTAATTCGTTCGTTCGGTATAATAAATTTTGCTTTTCGAGAACTTTTAAATGATGCCTGATCTGTATATTCGGCCTCTTTCCATTTACCATCTTGGTTCTCAATATATAATATATTTGTTTCGCCATTTGATAAAATAATCGCCTTTTGTTTTTCATCATTTTCAATAATCAAGTCATCTATATATAATTTAAAAATCGCTTCATATCCAGTTATATTTGCAGTAATATTACTATTATATATTTTTTCGACAATTAATAATTTATCACTAATATTTAGATTATCTAAAAAATGATAAATAATATATTTATTAATAAGATCATTATTTATTTCATGAACAGTCAATAATTCAGAGATAACCATATTTGCATGTTTATACCAATTTTTATCGGATGCTTTTACAGATATATTTTTGTCAGATACAATTTTCATAATACCCTTCACTTTATTTAAAATATCATCATAGGAAGATACTCGCGATTTTTGTAGAGATAATGATGCCTCTATATTTGAAGGTGGCATTCTATTTAATGATTGTGATTGGTCGATTTGTATTTGTTGTGTTTTTGTTTGAATTTCTTTCGGTAATTCCATTTTTAAACTTACATGTTTATAGTCAACTGGTATAGATCTTTCGAAAATAGAAGCAGACTCATCCATAATTTCATTTGGTTGAAAAGCATAATAATTACCTCGAGATACCAAATATCCCGAACGGCCATACTTATCCATTAATTCATCTGATTTATTATTGACGAATCGTGTTAAAGCATAATATATGTGTTCAATAGGATATTTTTTAACATTATTAATTGCGTTTACCAAATGTTCTCGAGTATATACATTTTTTTCCAAAAATAAATCGCGTATCCGTTTCATAATAATCATCGAATTATTTTTAACAAAATGATCTTCATATGTATTTTTTATTATTATTTCATTTGTTATTTCTGGTAGTTCTTCCCGCTTTGCGCATTGAAAACTACAATTATCCATATAGTCACAAATGTCAGTAAATGGTTTATCACCTACTCTGAATTCAACCGTTTTTCCAGAAGATAAATTAATTTTAATATTTTGGTTCTCCACCATTTCTAATAATTTGGTTTCTGTAAAATTTGTTTGCGCAATATTTAATTGACAATCCACTGCAACCTCTTTTAATAATCTTGTAACTCTACCAATTTGAATAGCTTTTTTCTCCGCGCTTCGATATACATATAAGTCTGCAGCTTCTTCGTCTTTATCTAATATAGTTCCATGTAAATAAATTTCAACATTACGTTCTTCAAATGGTAAATTACAATGACTCAGGTTTCTAACACCACGCCCAATAATTTGTTCTATTCGATTCATATTATACCAAGGTTCTAATATATGAACTTGGCGAATATTTTTAAAGTCTAAGCCTTCTGAAGCGGCTTTGGATATTATAATCACTTTTACAAGTTCTCCATTCATGTTCTCTTTATTTGTAACATATTTGATATCATCATTGTTATTTTGAGAAAAATCTTTATCTCCAGTTATAATGACATACCTTGCGGGTTTAAAATCTGTTGCAACCATTTCGGATTTAGGTTTCATAGTAAGTGAATCGATCGGTTCTTTTTTCGATTTTAATAAATTATTATTGTGAGAGTATGTAGAAGCATATCTTGAGAACCCCATTGATTCAAGAGCAAGTGCCATAGGTATAACACCACCATCGATGTATTGAGAATATATGATTATTATACCATTTGAAGGTTTCTTTATAATATTACATATATTTGATATTTTTGCACTATATTTGTATATATGTTCTGGTGCAAATATTTCGCCATATAATTTCAATATTTTTGGTTTATACTCAAAATCGAATCGTTTTGGAACAGGTTCATTTATTGTTTTATATTTCATAATATTTGATAATCCTGTTTTACCAATTATAGATTTAATAATCTCTTTGTTCTCTTCCTGATCAAATGTGTCCAAATCTAAATCTTCTGCATTTTTCAACAATGCTTGTTTTTTTTCTATCATTTCGTCTAGTTTAGGATTTGGATATACCATAATAAGTGATTCTAGTGGTGCTAATAACAAAGTATAACCAAAACTTTCCATATTTTCAAAAGATGGCATAATTCTGATTTTACCGCGCTTATCCGTAATGGTATTTGTTTTTAAACCTAGATATTTCATAATAAATTCATATCCATTTGATTGATAATCACCAATGCCATTTTTATATATTGGCACATACTGAAGTGGTTCGGTTATTTCAGATTGGTTCATTTGGGTAGATGGATAATTTTCTCCATTAATTAAGTTTTCTGGATCAAATGTCGATGGATAAATTCTATATGGAAAAATATATGGGTTCTCGCCGCGAACATAAGAAATATATCCAGTCAATTTTCGTGTTAATAATTCACGCCCTTTATTTGAATCTCCTTCAATAAATGTTCCATCACTATTAAATACATCATCAATTTTGATTAATCCACGGTTATCATTTGAATTTAATAAATTACAAAGCCAAATAATTTCATTATATGAATTATACATTGGTGTTGCAGATAATAATAATAATCTCATATTATCACTTTTTTTAGCTATTTCATTTAATAAAACAGATGTCAATTTATTTTTGTTTGCGTCACTAATGCGAATATTATGTATTTCGTCAATGATTACAAGTCTATTATTAAAATATGATTTTATTTTTTTTGTTCTCAAAATATTCATATCTTTATCTGATAATCCCGAATCTTCTGGTATAAATGTAACCTTTTTAATATAATTAGCAAATTCTCCTTTATCACCCATAAATACATAATAATTATTAATTAATGAACGAATTTGTGATGATATTTTTTCCTTTGTTAATCCTCTCAAATTAGTTGGATTAATTTCTTGTAACAGCGCATTTCCGATACAAGTGCTTAAATTCCATTGCCCATCTGCCATTAATTCTAATTTTCGCTCATCAAATAATTGAAGCCGGAAATTATCTTGAACATTTGGCGATGCAACTATAATTATTTTTTTTGTAAAACCCATTTGTTTCATATATGCTCGCATTTCTTCGGCAATGCCTATTGCGCTACAAGTTTTTCCCGATCCTAAACCGTTGTATAATAATAAACTATTGTATGGTGTTTGAAATGAAAGAAAATTTTTCACAAATAATTGATGAGGTAATAATTCGAATTTGCTTTTACATAATAAATCTGATTGTTCTCGAATATTTGTAATAATTCCATCGTATTTTGTATCTGCAAATTCTTGTCTTTGGGCAATCTTATAGCTAAAATCAGGATCATCTAATGTAGGATAAAGATGTGCTTCGGTATCTTTCGATTGTAATAAAGCATCATGTTCTTTTCTTTCTTTTTTCAACAAAAAATCATTTTTATCTGTTGTTTTTATTACAATTTCAGGTTCAGATTCTTCTGATTTTTCAGGTTCTGGTTCTTCTGATTTTTCAGGTTCTGGTTCTTCTGATTTTTCAGGTTCTGGTTCTGGTTCTGGTTCTGGTTCTGGTTCTGGTTCTGGTTCTGGTTCTGGTTCTGGTTCTGGTTCATCAGACAATTCTTTAATCACTTCATTAGAAGTTTTATTATCATCTGATGTTAAAATATCGATCGATTTATCTATTTTTTCATTTGTTATTTCATCTGGTTCTTCTGTTATTTGAAGCAATTTTACAGGTCGTTTTTTAACAGTAACACGTTTAGCTGGTTTTATTTTATTATTCATTTCATCAAATACAACACCTTTTTTTTTGTTTCGCAAAGATTGTTTGTGTTTGATTAACTCTTCGCTCATTTTTACACATTTACCAGTTTTTGGGTCTTTTCTTTCTCCAGTGGCACAACGTTTTTTGTCCATGTATTATAAGATTCTTACAATATATGGACAAAATATATTTATGCTAATTTACAACTAATAAGACAATTGTATATATTTTGAATGAGTGCCTTTTTTTCTAAATTGTAAGGCCGAATACACTCAATACACTCCTTATATGTTTTCCATTCTATTTTGCTTACTTCCGTATTATCAAATTGTTTTATATTTGTTACATTACCTTTCATTTTCATTAAATAATATTTATGTTTATATGATTTGTAATTTGAACCCATAAATGTTTCTTCAAATGGCTGTATATTTTCAATATTATATAAATTTTTTTGTGAGTATCCTGTTTCTTCAACAAATTCACGAATAGCGCAAGCCATGTCATTCTCATTATAATTGCGTCTACCTTTTGGAAACCCCCATTCTGCTTCTGTCCATGTTGATTCTTTATTTGATAACTCTATTAATTCACTCAATATATAGGTTTCGTTTTGTGTCATTATACCTGAAAGTAAAGCATTAAACTTTTCTTTAGCTATAGTTTCTTCATTTTTATATTGTTGTGAAATAGGGTTATTGCACCACAGTTCTTTCCATATTGTATAAAAATCTTTAGTTAATAATCGTTCTTTTTCTTCAATCGTCATTTCTTTCAATAAATTAACAATATAATCTTTATTATATATTGAATATTTTCCACGCATAAAATCCATAAATCCTAAAGTATCTTTTCTACATATCATTAAAAATTTAAAATCATTCACGATCTCATCATATTTAAAAACAACAATACCAATACTAATAATTGGCATTTTACATTGATGATATGAATGACTTGATTTTCCGCAATTACTACAATAATTATCCATTTTACAATTAAACTATAATATTATAATCCAATACTTCTATATAGTTTTACAATGGCAACAAATATAATTATTGAAGAAAATACGGTTTTTAACCCTGAAACATGGGGACCGAAGTATTGGTTTTTTTTAATGACATTATCTCTTTCATATCCAGATAATGTAAATGCAGTTGTTAAAAGAAAATATTACGACTTTATTACAAATCTGCCAATATTTATTCCAAATGCCGAAATTGCTCATAAATTTAGCAACTTATTAGACAAATATCCAGTTTCACCTTATTTAGACAATCGCGAATCATTTGTAAAATGGGTTCATTTTATTCACAATAAAGTAAATCATTCCTTAGGGAAAGAAGAAATCTCATATAATGCAGCTATTGAATCATATTTTGCTGAATATAGACCCAAACCTATTTATTTGTCTGAAAAAATAAAAATGAAAAAATATCTTATTGTTGCAATATTTATTTTTATCTGTTTCTTTTTTATTTATCTCTACTGGGAGAAATAGTTTTTTTATAATTATATAATAAATGAGAATAGAAATCGTTATATTTGTAGTGACTGTATTATTAATTTTAAATTTATACACAGACGGAAAATATATTAAAATGGCATACAAATTCAAAAAATATTATCAAATGGTAGGAATAGCGATTGGTGGTCTGATATTCTATTATTTAATCAAAAAAAATCCATTATCCATGGGTTCAATGTTATCAACGACAAATGACTATTTGAAATATATGCCAATTGATAAAAATACAACCAATATATTAAGTCCTATTTTAGATTTTACATCCAAACAAAATTTTTATCAAGATCAATATGACTCTGGAGGTCAGGCACCTATTTTACCAGTTCAACATATGAATTTATCACCATATGAACGCAAAATTATGATGTCTGGTGACAATACAACTGGTCAAAAAGTAAAAAGATCTGTCAGCGAAACAAAAAAAAAGTTTGTTGCTTCCAGACAAGGATGGAAATGTGGTGATTGCCAAGACCAATTAAACGCATGGTTTGAAGTAGATCATAAAATGCGCCTTGAACATGGTGGTAGTAATCATGTAGATAATCTTGTCGCTCTATGTCGAGATTGTCATGGAAAAAAAACAACTATTGAAAATCTATAAATATATAATATAGCTTCATTATATATTTATGAGCGAAAACCTAATACCAAATAATTATATAAAAGAAAAATTATCAAAAGGTATAAACGCAGTAGGGACATATATAATAATTAGTATTGTGATAGTTTATTT